TACACCTAGACCAATGGGACGATGTCTCATATTAGAGCGTTTGGCGGTCTCAACTGGGTAAAAATTTCTATCGATAACCCGATTCAAATTTTTTGTAACAACTTTAGTAACTTCATGGAGTCTATCATAGTCAAATGTCCGCGTCTCTTTGTTTACGTACTTTGGAAGTGCGATAGATGCCAAGTTACACACTGAGGTCTCATCTTTGTCAGTATACTCGATAATCTCAGTACACAAGTTAGAACTCTTAATCACACCTAAGTTCTTCTGGTTCGACTTTGAGTTACAGGCATCCTTATACAACATATAGGGAGTTCCAGTCTCAGTTTGAGATCTGAGAATAGCCTTCCATAAATCAGCAGCAGGTAGGGTGGTGTTAGCTAGGCCTTCTTCTTCATATTTAGTGTAGAGCTCTTCAAACTCCTTACCGTAGACATCAGAAAGACCCTTGGCCTTGTCTGGGCAAAAGAGTGACCAGTTACCATTCTCCTCAACCCTCTTCATGAAAAGATCTGGAATCCAGAGGGCAGAAAAGAGATCCCGGCAACGTGCTTCCTCATCACCTTGGTTGAGACGAAGTTCCAGGAAGTCCAAGATATCTGCGTGCCAGGGTTCTATGTAAACAGCGATAGATCCCTTACGCCTACCAGCTTGATTGACGTAGCGTGCCGTGGCGTTGAAGACCCTAAGCATTGGGATAATTCCATCAGATTGACCATTGGTACCCCTAATACGGGATTTATTAGATCTGATGTCATGGATATGCATACCGATACCACCAGCCCACTTTGAAATTTGAGCGCATTCAGTTAGAGTCCCATAAATCCCATCGATTGAATCACCCTTATTTGCGATCAAAAAACAAGAAGACATTTGGGGTCTGGGAGTTCCCGCGTTAAACAGTGTTGGAGTCGCATGAATGAAGAGACCTTGGGACATTTTGTCGTATGTTTCAATGACAGCTGGAATATCTTTACCATGAATACCAATAGCCACACGCATAAACATGTACTGGGGTGTTTCTACGAGTCTACCATCAACGCGCTGGAGGTAACTCTTCTCGAGAGTCTTAATACCAAAATACCCAAAGTCAAAATCCCTATCACTATCGATATTATCCTTTACCTTGAAAGCAACTTCCGAAACCTCTTCTGTGATAATACCAGCTTTCAGAAGCTTTCTCATGGCGAGATGAAAGTTGTTTGGACAAACCTTTTGAATGTTACTCGCCACAATACGAGTGGCCAAAATTTCATAATCCGGGTCCGATGTAATCATGCCCACGCATATTTCTGCAGAGAGTGTATCTATTTCTTGGGCGGTGATCTGATCGTACATAGACGAGAAAACCTGTTGAGCAACTTTTGAAGAGTCGCAATTCTCAGAAAGTCCATACGTTAAATTCTTGATCCTGTTGGTGACATTGTCAAATTTCATATCCTCAACACGACCTGAGCGTTTAATTACCCTCATATACTTTCTATTCTAATTTTATTTTTAACTTACTTCTTTCCTAAAGATAAATCTGCACTTCGGACGGTAGCTGTTCCTAGGGTTTCCATTCTACGATCGGGCTGAAGAAGATAGGTATTCACATAGAAGGGACCAGTCTCACCAGGCTTAGCGACTGGCGCATAAGAACCAACGAAGCAGGAGGGAGCATTACAAGGGATTGTGTCAACAGAATTTGGACCTTTGGCGTAAGCCTCGTTAAAGTCCGAGTAGTTCAGCATTTACTATTATCACATAATTTTTTTCCGGGTGTATATTAAATGAGTAATCTTCATCTGAATTCTGTCAAGCAGTGTGAGACTCCATTGAACGGATTATTCTTTTCTGAATTCAATAAAAATATCCTTCAGCGTGGGATTCGTCAGGCGTTTAAGGATCGTACTGGTATATCCATTGATTATCAGAATCCAGATGATCTTTATGGTATCATGCGCGTAGTTTTCATCAACAACTCCGGTAACCACCATAAGGAAGTCAACAAGCAGGTCAAGGCGATGAACGCTCGTGTCATAGAGACGGCACTGTCTCAAATCCAAACTGGCGTTTCTCAATACATCGCGTATGTGAGTGACATAGACACAACTAGGACTCTCATGGATCAACCAGTTAATACGAGTACCGTCGGGAAAAAGCTTCCTTATAACAAAAAAATTGGGTTATGAGTTAACTATATTAAAGTTACGAAGTGTACCTAAATTAAGTATGAGTCTTAACTATTACAAAAATGAAACCGAAAGAGTATGTAAATCAAAGGGATGGGATAGAGCACCCGTAGACACAGTCTGGCTTCTTCTGTCTGAGGAAGTTGGTGAACTTGCGTCGGCGATTCGTCAATACAAGAAGATGTACAAAAAGACGAATCTAAAAAAGGATAGGGGTACAGACGTTATGATGGAAATGGGGGATGTATTTAGTTATCTTTTTCAACTTGCTCATATGTTGAATATTGATCTAGATCAAATGTGGGAAGAACATCGGTTCAAAATGAATGACAAGAAATATAATCTGAAGTAATAGTAATTATGAGTAAGTTTATGCTCAATGACCAAGATGCTATTAATGACGTCAACCCGTTTGTCAAACACGATTTTTCCCTTCCAGGAAGTGTAAGACAGACTGGGGATTTTGATAACTTTTCTAAATCTCCCACAGGGGAGGGTATAATTGGTGCAGATGAAAGTGTGTATTGCAGCTACGCATTATGCGAGACTGCTGAGAAGCCAACCACCGTGTTCAAAAACATTCATCCTAGAAGGAACATAGACACGGGGTTTAATTGCGACGAAGCCGAGAAGGTTAAAGTTGGTGTCGCGAAGGAGGAACAAATTCCCTACTTTGGCGTCTTTCTCATCACCATCTTCATAGCTCTCGTTGTATCAATTGTAAGACGCTGAAGAAATACTCTAAACGATCTATTTTGACACATTCATCAATAGAATGATGTAAATGTTTTTTACAAAACTTGATAATAAAATCTCTCTGCCAAGCACTTTTCATATTTATAATGGGTGGCTGGAAGCTGGGATCTAGAATTTTAGTAGCATGTGTAAGACGAATATACGTCTTAATATCACGTTTCGTTGTAATAATTTCATCTAGGAGTAATTCACTCATTCTCTGTCTAACCTCCACAGTCTTTGAAACCATAATGTCCAAAAACTTAAGGTAAGGAATGGTGTGTTTCTTAGATTCAAACACTTGCCAATCCGCCAGTGGTTCAGTGTTCATGTAATCCGTGAATGTCTGATACCCCTTTCCACGAATGTACGAATCGTACACGATTTCCACGTAAGTGAGATCAGATTCTACATCATGTACGAGTTTTGCACATTTAAAGAAAGAACTCATCTACTCACATAAAGAATATATTCTTTAAACACCTAAGTCGTACTCCAGTGTTCTTTATTTTATGGACAAATGTATTCAACTATTGCAAATAACTCATTTTCCTATCTCCTCACAATTGATGAGTTTAGGAAAGCTTTACCCGAAGATCTGAAACCCTCATGGATCAAGATCACAACTATCACGATGGTTTCCAGTTTCGTTCAAAATATCAACATCAAACGTCTTCGAAGAATTTTTGAAGAGATTGGTACATATAAGATGAAACGATGTGGTTCAAACACGTCGGGATTTGAATGGAAACTTAAACCTACCACTTTCTACAACCAAGTTACACTGACCTACCACGATTCTTACAGTACCAAGTCCGTTAAAGTTTTTCCCAACGGCTCTATTCAGGTTGCGGGGTGCTGTGATCTCTTTGATTGCAAGCGCATCATTACCCAGCTTATTCACATCTTCAAGGTCTTTCTGAATTTGGAAATTAAAGTCCCCGTTGATTCTTTCCGGGTTGTTATGATTAATTCCAACTTCTCTCTCAACTACAACATCAACCTGATAAAGGTGGCTGATTGGTTTGAAAATTACAGTGACATCTTCAAAGTCTCATTCGAACCAGACCGATATTCAGCCGTAAAAATCAAGTTCAAACCAGCACATGAAATGAAGGAGATTACTTGCAGTATCTTCAGTACAGGGAAGATTATCATTACAGGAGCCGAGACTCTAAAGGAAATTGCTTTTGCTTACAATATCATTAACCAACACATCAATGAGAAGCCCGATATTCGTGTTTCACGAACAGAGGACACTGATGTCTTTGATATTTTCCTTGGATACAGGTGTGATCCATTTGTTAAACATTTGAAGGATAAGGGATTCAAATCTTGGGTAAAAACTATCACAAACAGACAAATTAATTTCTAGCTCTATATTAATTAAGATGTCGCAGCGACTTGGGATGGCCGATGGACGCTGTTTCACTATCAATACTTCAGCCCAACTCTTCAACAATTACGTGATGAAGCAGAATAGCATTCCTTTCGAGGACAACTATTCTTACAGACAACTCCTTCAAAAGCAAGGACCTGAACTCCTTACCCAGATTCAAGATGAACAAGGAAAGGGTAAGTGCAACACATGTGACAAGCCTCTCGTAGATGCCTCCAAGATCTACTAACTGAGCTAAATCACAGGAAAAACTTTAACACCATACTCTAGAATGTCGACATGTGCGATATGTCTAAACGAAGTCAAGTCGACGAGGAACAATCCTCCGATTCGTTGTGGACACGTATTTCATTCCCACTGTCTAGAGAGATGGAAATCCCAAGGTAAAAACACCTGCCCAACCTGTAGACGAGTATTCGACGTTTCCCAATTTAAAGTAGAAGTTAAGATTCATAATAATTATACACAAGTTTCAAATGTCGTCTCATTAAACGAAGAATCTATGCTATCCGTACTAGATATGTTTGACGTTTCGTTTGATGCTGATGACGTTCTAGATTTAAACAGTATTTTATCAGACCTTGGGATAACCCTTGCCGACTTTGATTCCGCTATCCTTGACGCAGAAGGATGAACAATACTTATCGTAACTCAATTGAGTATACTTTCTAGACGCAGTACGAGGATCCTTGATTACCTTACCATTAGCATCACCTAAAAGTGGACCAGTTGCCCAACCACGTTTATGACTAAATACATTAGCATTAAAAATCACACGTTTTCCAACTTTGAATGGACCAGCCTTCTTGATTCTAGACTCAGGAACTTTGAAATATTTAGCTACAGACTTAATCGTATCACCCGATTTAACCTTATATTCAATGACGCCGTGTTGTTTATAGAAATGGAAATCGCCTTGTCGAATATAAGTGTTAGGTCTCCCAGAAGAGACAAACATCATGATTTTATAGTATCCCTTCTTGCATTTTTTGTCCCCATCAACCTTGTATATAGATTTGGGGTTGTCGGAAATAACGCGCTTTGGAAGGTCTTTACAGGTGGTGTAATCATGTTTTACATTAGATAACCCAGACCGATCACCTGGTATGGATTTTTGCCACCGGTACGCTTCATAGTCCCCAACGGCGTAGGCATAACAGTTGTTATTTGGTATACCTTTGTTTGAACCCCAACGACGATTTGTAAATTTTGGTTCTGACCCACTTAACGGAAGATTTTTGGTCTTGGGCATCTTATACTTTACTCAGAAAAAAATATCAGTAACTAGTAAAAATGTTCGCCAATCTTATCAAGTCCGAAAACAAGTCTGATGTTGTAAATCAGCTTCTCATGTTCGTGCTGTCTATTCTCATCAGCACCTTCATCCTTCGTCTCGTATGGAACACCTCGCTGGTCAAGCACATCTCCGTGCTCAAGCCTATCAACAGCATGCTCGATGCTTTCATCCTGTCGGTTTCCATCAGGGTAATCTCCGGTCTTGACCGTTAAACTTCGGTATAACCAACAGACTTTTTACCATCTGGGTGAATTATGGTTGGAAAACCACTCATACCAGCACAATCACCACTAGCGCAATCGATAAACTCATATTGTTTACCGGAATTTTTCATGAAATCTAATTGCTTACGAGTCCATCCACAGTCCATGGTCCCGTAAACAACCCATTTTTCATTCGAAGTGACCACAGCAGTGGGTTTATTACCCATCTCTAAGAGAATGTAGACATTTAGAATGATTAGTACAACGACGAGTAACATTTATAATACTCAGACACTTTAATCACAGACCTTCTTTTTGAGCATATTACGTTCATCATTCGATAGTTTATTTACGAACTTATTCATATAATTTTTAACAACCTTCTTAGCTGTGGAAGTCTTTGGTGTGACCGTCTTGAATCTACCCCCAACAAACTTCATATTCTTACCAGCTTTTATGGCGTTCCTTACGTTTTGAGGTGTCTTCATGTTAAAAGGCTGACCACGATCCATCCTCTTAGCCCGAGCCCTTTCCGAAAATGTTGGCTGTGCCCTCTTTTCCCTCTCAGCCTTATTCTTAGCCAGAGCCTTCTCATACATACCCTTTCTCACATACTCACGCTTCTTACCGTTTACGTCAACGAACGAGAACCGTGCATCACGCCCAAGTTGTATCTGACGATTGATCTTTGCTTGCATCTTGTCACCGTAAGCTTTCAAGTTCTTTTGTTTAGCCTCATGATACGCGGACTTACTTTCAAATTCCTGCTTCTTACCGTTTACGTCAACGAAAGACCTCCAGTACTCGTTCTTCTTAGCCTTGGGTGTGGGGGTCTTGGACTTGTCCTTGTTCTTGGCCTCCTTCGCTCGCTCAGCAGTGGTTGCAATATATCCAAAAGAGGGTGTCTTACCCTTGGTCCTATCGTTCACATACTCCCTCCTATTGTTGATCATACCCATATGGCGGTTGTGAGCGGCGGGAGGCATGACGTAGTTTGGTATTTCCTTGAAGGTTATTCCAAACGTTTCTTTGTACCTTTTGTTCCACTCCTTCCCGGCCTCCTCGGGTGTGGGGGTCTTGGCCTTGGTCTTAGCCCTCTCAGCCTTATTCTTAGCCAAAGCCCTATCGT